CGACGTTATATTCAAAACCTTTGAATTTGTCGTTGAAAACATTATTTGTTTTCTGTGTAAAAATATCAGAGTTTGTTTTAACTGTTTTTTGAGTTACTTCTGACTCCTTGTTATATCTATCAAAGAAATTAACTGCTTTTTGCTGTTCGCTTGTTAGCTTAGAGCCCGCTTTAATTTCTTCATAGTATTTAGACTTTTGCCCGTCTAGGTGGCTTTTAGCGCTGGCAACTTGCTCTTTAAGCGCTAATTTCTTTCTACGTATATCTCTATCGTCGTCTGTATCTTCGTCGTAAGAGAACGTATCTTCCATAAGGAAGTTAATTTCTTCGTTATCTAAATGGGGCTTTGTTTGATTATAAAACTCTCTTAACAAGCTGTTGTCATCTAGCTTACTGTAATCTTGATTAAGCTTTACATAATCACCTATATCCCCTCCAGTTTCCTCCATAAAGTCAACTAGCTTTTGTACGTTTTCCGGTAATGGTTTTCCAGTAGCTTCAGCCTCAGCTATAGCTTCTTCAACCTGCTCTTCAACTTCTTCAACTTCTTCTTCAGTAATTTCTTCTAATACTGGGGTTTCTTGTGCTTGAACTTCCGGTTGTACTTCTTCTTGTTCTTGTGGGGCGTCGGCATTTTCAACGCCATCAACCACTCCGCTGTCGTCAGCGTTACTTTCTTTAACTTCATTTTCTTCTTTTGGTATTGAGGGTTTACTTAAATCTACTTTCATTATGCTGTCATCTCCAGCAGATTCAAATTTACTTTCATCAACTGTTTCCACAGTTTGTTCTTGAGTAATCTCTTCGACTACTTTTTCATTTTCTTCTTCCATAATATAATATAATAATAATTAATAAACTTATCTAGGGTCAAACACGCCTAAATCAAATCCGCCACCTAGTATATCATTACCTGATGACTCAAAGTTTTTAGGTGGTTTACCACTATTTCTTTGATCAATTAACTCGCTTTGTTGAGTTGCTTGAATTTTTGTTCTTTCGTCTTTACGATCTTCTTTTTCTTTCTCGCCAGTTTTTTTGCCGTCTACCTCCATTCCTTTCAACTGCATGTTCATCTGAAACTCTAATTGCATTAGCTCTTTTTTGTGCTGAACTTCTTGCATCATTTTTTGAGAAGCTAACTGAGCTTTTAATTGTTCTAATTCTCCTTGACTAGCTGTTAGGGCTTGGTTTTTTTGAACCTCACTTTGAGCTGCTGCTTGAGCCGCTTGTTGATTCATCTGACTTTGCATTTGCATGTTTTTTTCTTGCATAGCTTGGTCTCTATCTAGCTTTTTCTTTCTACGCAGCTTTAAAAGCTGATTAGCTAGTTTAATGTTTTTTATGTCTCTTACATCAATAGCATCTGCTAGCTCAATAACCTGTTGTTGTAGCGCCATTTGAATGTTGTTCTCTAACATCATTCTTTCTTCCTCATCTGGTTGTAGGTCTATAAATATACCAAAGTCATATAAGTGTAATTCTTTTAACTCTTCTAACACAGCCGCATTGTGAACGCCAATAGCTTGTATGAAAGCATCTTTTGTTGGTGAGTACTCTATAATGTCAGAGACTCTAAGCGACAAACACTCGCAAACTTCTGATGTTAAGAACAAGCCAGACTGTAATATATGTCTGGTAGCTGTGTTTGAATTTGCAGCCGCTAACTTTTGAACGCCAACTAAAGCGTTTTTATCTGGAGTACTTCCATCTCTAGCTTCGTTTAAACCAGTCACATCTCTTATCATTTGAAGATAATAATTATACGTACCGATTAGCGCCTGCATTTTATTACCACCAGATCCACTTGTTATTTCTTGAATAGGCACTTTGCCAGGATTCATATCACCGTCACTTGTAAAGCTTCTTCCAATAACAGATCCCGTTTGAAAGAACATGTTTAGGGCTTCTTGTGGATTGTAGTTTGTTCCATTACCTAGGTCTATTTCAGCCAAACCATCTGCATCAAGATAAACTCCATCTGGAACCATTCTAGATAATATTTGTTGTAGCTTTAAATGAGTAAGCTGAATCATGTCAGCAAAACCAGTTATTCTTTTTACTAGTGAGTCAATACGACCATTATACATTCTTGGCGCAACAATAGCATAATTCATTTTAACCTTAGTGTAGTCGCTTTTAGGTCTCATCATGTTTTTAGCCATCTCCCATTTAAGCAACTTGTCCGTACCAAGAATCATGGCGCCCTCATAAAGACATTCTATAGATCTTAGCATCCTACCATATCCACCCTCTTTATCTTCTGGCGGGTTATACTGATCGTCTCTAGGTATTATTTTATCTCCTCCTGTAGCTGTTTCTTTGACTTTGTAAACCTCATTCATGTAGGTTTTGTAGTTAAAGTATATAACTTGGATAGTGTTGTTATCTTCTTTGTTGTAAGAGTGAGTTGAGTTGTAGTTAGATCTATTATTAGATTTGTTTTTCATTATATCTTCAAGATCTTCTTCTAATAAATGAGGAAATTGTTTAGCCAACTCATTTACGGGAATAGTTTTCACTTCACCAACATAGTATATATCCTCAAAATAAGGTGATTCTGTATAAGAGTAAACTAGATTAGCTGGATCTACGTAATCCACGGTAACACCTTCAGATGTATTAAAATTTGTCTTAACAGCTCCAATGCCTAGAACAGTTAAATCATGATAAAAGCGCTTTTTAGTTAACTCATATCTATTTCCTTCTAGCAGCGTATTTATTGCTTGCTCTTCAGCTATTTCTATAGATTGTTTATACGTTAGCTGCATGTGAAGCTCTAGCTCTTCATTTGTTTCTGGTAATTCATCAATTTGGCTTTTCCTAACATCAAGCCCTAGGTTTTGTTTTACTGATGCGTTAAACTCTTTAAGCCTCATATCTTTCAATATGTTTTCCATATAATCCGTTCTTTTAGAAACGCCATTTGGATCTTGAGAATAAGCTTTAACATCATAAGTTCTCTCGGCAATGCCGTTGACAACTATATCAACAAACTTAGATATAATTGGAACAGGCTTCCAATCTAAATTAAGATAGGACAAATCACCGTTGATCGATAACTCATCCTTATACTTTTGAATAGACTGTTCGCCGCGAGCGTACAACCTTAAATTATGAAAATCATTGTGGTTAGATTTATATCTATTAGAACCTTGGTCGTGATTAAACCACTCTTGTTCAATTGCCTTACCAACCTTCAAGCCATACTCATAGCTTAACTTCTCAGCATCGCTGACTGTTTGACTTGGGAAATAACTTTTAATGCCAGACTCTGCCATATTTATTACTTGATTATTTGTGAATTGCTTCCAGAGTTTGTGTACCTAGAAACGTTTATATTTAGTTGAGGTTTTTTAACCTCAGCGTTTGGTCTATATAAATGTCTATTGTTAGCCATAATAGCTAAACCAGAACTTATAGATGCATCGTGTTTTGTTCTTTTGTTTATATCAAACTTTGTCCAATCATTTAGTAGCTCGTTGAAATAACAGTCTCCGTGAGTTCCGTCTTGCTTGATACCTACGTGATCTTGAATGTACATCTCAATAGCAGCGGCATGTGCTTGCTTAATATCTTCACTTGAATTAGGTATTCCACCAACTTCTTTTTCAGCTACAGATAATTTGTTCCATATTTTATCAGGTCTGTTCATGCTAAACCCTCTATATCCTCTTCGCCTTAAATAGTACAAGAGACGTGGTTTATTGTTTTCTGCTAATATTGGCATCCCATAAAAGACTAAAGCCATTAGAACATCTTCAAAGAACATTTCAGCTGTTGGAGGTCTTGACAAGTATTCTAAAAAAAAACTATTGGCTGGAGCATCTTCCATGCTAAATTTAGTTAAACCGTGCAAAGCTCCTTTAGACCCAACTCCATCCACTGTTCCCGATATGTCATATGAATCACACCCAAACGAACCCATGTGCTCATTACCAGGATGCTTTACGCCGTTTTTAAGTACAATGTTGTTTTGTATTTGTTGAGGTGGAACCCAACTGACTTTAAACCTACCCTTTGGGTCTGGATAGAATACAACTTGTGAATCCTTGATCCCATTCACCCATTGAAAATTACCTTGAGTAACTCCTAGAGTGTTTTTCATCTCTTCGTTGTAATCTATCTGCTCATACAGCTTAACAAGATTAAATATACTCCCTTTAGTCTCATCTCTAAACGCATGCTCTGTTGTTCTAGGAAACTGACGGTAAAATTCGTTTAATCCATCTGAATCATCTTTTAAACCATCGACTTCATTCTGCCAGTTATCTATTACACCTACATCTATTAATTCACCGTCTGGCGCGAATCTATCGATATCAGGAGTAGTGAAAACTGGAACTCCGTACTCATCAATAAATCCTTCGTAGTTCCATTCCATTGGGATAAACAAAGAGTATAAACCAGACTTTGTCTGACCGTTTCTATTTCTTTTTGTAACATCTGAGGAGTTGTATAGTTTTTTAAAATTCTCTCCACCTTTATCCAAGGCGTTTGAGGTTGATCCCATCATACACTTACCAATAATTCTACTACCTAATCTCAAGCAAGTTTTTGTAACTCTCCAGTTATTGAGGATATTGTCTGGTCTTTCCCATTTACCACTCTCATCATGTACTAGTAGCGCTAATTTTTCACCATCATAACTATTGTCTCCAGTGTTTTTCCAGTCAATCGTTGTATCTAACCCTTGTATATCTTCGAGCTTTTCATTCGCTGTGATCTTCTTTCTAGTAAACTTACTAGCGGGAACACGATAAGCAAGCTCGGATTTTGGGCGATCCATACCATCTTGTACAGGTTTAAAAAAGAATGGGTAGTTAATTGATATAGGGACAACTTTGTCGGTAAACATTTTCTTAGCATCAGCTCCTGATTTAGATAGTATTCCATATCTACTATCACTCGCGAGAGTAGCTAAGTTAACGGTTTCCGCTGAAGACATAAAAGAAAACCCAGATCTTCTATTCTTAAGGTAGCACATACCATAACATCTTTTATCCGCCTTGCAAGCTTCCCAAAATATAAAAAACAATCTATTTGCTTCTCTAAAGTCTGCGGCGCCAACATCAATCTTACTCCATTGTAAGTACATGTAATGTGTACCTGTTATCCAAGTTGGCTTACCATCATTAGTAAACCAAAACCCCTCTTCTCTTCTTCTAAATTCTTCGTCTATATAATCATGCCATTGATCCTTTTGATCTTCCGGGTAAGCACGCCAATCAAAGATGTTCTTTAAGCGCTCCAATTCCTTTGGCTGCTCAAACTTAACCCATTTATCTTTCGGGTTGCTATACACATCCTTAGGTACCTTAGGT